AATGGCAGACCACACGCCTGTATCATTAATCCGGTGAATACCGTTTCCCAATCAAAGCCGGTTGCTTTACATATCGCCCGGACAGCACAATCTCCGACTCGATTACCGGCAGGATTCGGATTGTAATATTCCCATCTATCCATCAGTCAATCCCCTTTGCTGTTTTATATCTCTTTGCCGCTCCTCTGGATTTTGCAGCATTCTGGCGGTTCCACTTCGCTATCATAAGTCGGTCTTGCAGCTCTCTCAGGTCGTTCTGCTTGCAGTAGTCCTTATATGCAGCATTTTGTTTCTGGAGAAGAAAAGACTTCCGGTCAAGGTCTTGCTGTAATGCGAATTTCGCCTGTTCGTCCTTGCAGTTATCAACCGCCGCTTGCATTCCAAGGACTTCACGCTTTGTTTTGCGGATTCTTCGCTCATAAGTGCGCTGTCGCTGTTCTTTTTCGTACTGTTTACCTTTGTTGGCTTTGTCCTGCGCTGATAGTTCTGTATAGGGATTAAATTCCCCGTCACTTGCCCCAAAGCTATGCCGACAGTTAACTCCTGACAGTCCGCTTGCCGTTCCATATCCAGTCAATGAGAACGGTGGAAATTTCTTGCTCTTGCCAGAACGAGAGTATATCTTGCCTTGCCACCATGCGTGATTTCCCGGATTCTCACCGCCGTCACCTGTTCTGGCTCCTATGTGCGCACTGACCAGAACTAAATCCCATTCCATTTCTTCCATGCGCTTTAAGGATATATCTCCCGTAGCCTGAGCCACACCAGTTCTGACAGAACGTGCTACTGCTGTTTCAATCGTGTCTTTTCTGCCGGATGGATATGTGACCGTAACACCATCACTCACAACGTTATTAACCGCCTCTTTGATGGCTTGCGTATAGCCAACTGCTCCAGTCATCACATGGTTATATGCAAGGTCACATTGTTCGATATAGAGTCTCTGAGCGGCACTTGCAGTCGTTCTTGTGAAGTTCTTCCACTCGCCCATAGTCGTAAGCATATTTCGTTCCATGAGCCTTATCATAGCTGGCGACTGTTCGAGCGGTACAGGGCTTAATCCTGCCACCTTGTATATCTTGTCATCATAATCGAGAGCAGTGATTCCGGCATCTTCAAACGTCTCTCTTAGCTCTTCCTGCTGCCGCTTAGTATATTTAGACAGCTCTGACAGAATATCTTCTAACAGCTCACCGGATTCTTGCAATGTCCGAATTCTCCAAGCATCGGCATTGGTTAGTATATACTTCTCGCCTCTGCCGATCCGCGTCATCATTCTGGATACAATTTCTCCGACAATGTACTGATGCAGCTCCTCAGCAATCTGTTCGCTGCCTTCTGTGATTCTGCGCAAATACTCTGGACTAAGCATAATTATTCCTCATCACCGAACAAAGTCGGTTCTTTTGGCTGTGCTTCTTCAACCATTGCCTTAGCTTCTTCTAACACTTTTACTGCTTCAGGTAATGTTTTATATGATCCAAAGTAATACCTCTTCTTGTTTCTTCTAATTTGCACCCTATACACTCCCTCACTATAATAAATGCCCTTATGTCCTGTCTTATTGTCTTTTCTTAGCCTCTGGTTTAGGCATTGGGCTTCGTTGTCAGCCCAGCGGCAGTTATCTGGTTCGTAGTTTCCATTTACGTCTATCCTGTCGATAGACAAGCCCTCTTTATATCCATTTTTTATAGCCCAGTCAAAGAACTTTTTCGGATCATTTAACCATTCCGTACAGATTTTTATTCCTCTTCCTCCATACTTTTCATAGTTCTTATTTTTGGGATTATTACACCTCTGCTTCATTCCCTCAAAAACATTTCCAAGTTTTGTACGAGAATATCCGTGGGTTTTCGCCGCCGATTCTTTTTCATAGTTATAACAGCCACAGCTTACAGTACTTCCATTTCTTAAATCTCCATGTCTAACGATTGTGATATTTCCACAATCACATTTACACTTCCATCTCCGAATCATTTTACCTGTTTTACTATAAATCGATTCGGCTTCTTCCATAACTACAAGCTTTCCATATCTTTCACCCTCAAGATGCAATCTTATCTGATTTTTCATATCATGTTCTCCTTTATACGTATATACTTATTTACGTATATTGTAACATATTTTATTCTTTACGTCTATACGTATTTATGGTATATTCATATTAAAGGAGGTGCCATAATGAGTAAAATTAAATTTACGACTACCATAGATGAAAATTTATTGGAACAAATTAAAATTCTTGCAATTAAAGAAAAGTGTTCCGTAGCATCTATTCTTGAAAAATTAATATCTGATTATTTAAAATCTAATTCAGAGGGAAAATAAATCCCTCTTTTTTTATTCATCATCAAATAATCCTTTTACTTGTGTTTTTTCTGCTTCTTTTGTCATTGATACCGCCTCGTCTTTCGTCATTCCTTCAAACTTTACGAAATACATCCATGCCGGAACCTTGCCAGTTGTCACATACTGCCACCATCTAGCACGGTCGTTTTCACGCACATACAGAATATCGCCAAAGTCGTAATTTACTTCATAGGCTCCAACCGGTGCAAGCCCGTACAAATCAGCGTAGACGTTCAATGCGTAAATAACTTCATCTAGGCAAGACTCCAACTTATCCCTTACATCCTTGATAAACTGCACTGTCCTCTGCTGTTCTGCTTCTACTCCTGTGGCTGTCTGAATGCCGCTGGATTCGTTAAAAACGAAATACCCGTTAGAGAATCCAATCTTGTACCCTAACTGGCTTAAAAGGGCATTTATGCCGCTTATACGGGTATCCGTGTTGAGTTGCGGATTGATTTCTTGATAAAACTCTTTCTCATCCTGCCCGAATACGTTTTTCACATAATCTGGTAAACTCATTTCTAAGCATCTGCGTTCCATTGCCTGTGGTGTCATAGCGGAGACAGGTGAACCACTCGGCATCAACAATCTGTCATCTGCCAGAACAGTTCGCTTAGAGTCAAGAATTTCTTTTGCATTTCTGCTGTATGCAATGTCAAGGTCTTTTAATTCTTCTATAGCTTCCGCAAATATCGGAAGTCCAAGTGGTGTACTGATATCCACGTTATTCGCCTGTGGTGTCCGCAGCACTCCATACAAAGGTCCATCCAGCTTCTCACCGTTTGCCTTGAGTATCGGTGGAGTGTCTGCCATAAGGTCAGCCCATTTGGTTTGTTTGAGGTCAATCTTATCACCGATTGACTGAGGGGATTTTGATACATAAGCCCTGTTTGAAACATAATACGGATAGGTTGTCACTCCGTCCACTGTTGTCTCAATAAATCTATGATATTCAAGCCGTGTATAATATTTCCGTCCAACCGTATAAGAATCTTTGAATATAATCCCTTTAATTTCCTGGTTGTCGTAATCCACAATCATCACATCTGCTGGAGTAAATACGTCAAGGCTCTCGCCATTCGGTTTGATAAATACCGTTCCATAGGCGCAGCCATATTCCATCCAGTGCCGGATCTGGAAGTATACCTTGTCAATCTGCTCCTGTAACCATGTTGCCCTTGCGGAACCATCTATCTGAATGCCAATCGCCAGTGTTGCGAGCCGAGCTGTTTCTGAGCAGACGGATTTCGCAAAATTAATCGTCTTGATGTTATTCTTATCATCTAGCCATTCCGGTACTCCCCTGTAAATGTTCGCGCACCGGTTAATCAGTGATTCCATTTCTGGAAATTCTACCGCCTGAATATTAAAGTCCTCTTCGGCTTGCTTTTTGAATATCATGTTAAACCACCTTTTTAGCGTTGTTATAAGTCCCATTTAATCACCATTTTTCTTTTAGCTGATTTATTGGTGTTCCGGCAACTCCGGCACTCTCTCCGCTATCTGTTGCTTTGAAAAATGCATTCGGAATCTGTGGATACATAAATTCAAACATGAGATAATTTGCTGCATCGCAAAGATATTCTGTGTTTCCAGTTTCTTTATATTTTTTAATGCACATATCATGTGATTCAAGTGCATCTACTAATTTCATTCCAAAGTTGTCTGCTGCTGTGCCATATTTATAAAAGCTGACTTCTACTCGATTCTGGCGTAATTTGTCAAATCTGTCCGAATACTCTTTCGGTAGTTCTATTCCTATTTTACTCATTATGCACTGTTCCCCCTTCTGGTCCACATTGACTCTGTGGCATATCTGGTCGCATCTATAAAGTGATTATCTTTGTCGGGATAACCGCTTATAATGTTTCCGTCCTTGTCTCTCTCGTATTCGTACTTCTTGAACTCTTTTAAGGCTTTTGGTGTTCTAGCAGGGTCAAACACTAATTTTCTTTTTTGCAACCACTTCATTGAGTATTCAACGCTGCCAGGTCCCTTGATTGCTCCTCTTGCTGGAAGTCCTGCGTCCCTGTAATCATTTACAGATTTATTCTCAGCACTGTCACAAGTGATCACATAGTCATCATAACCACGCTTCTTGATTTCGGCAGCAGTCCAGTCATTTGACTTTTTGTTTTCGCCAATTTCATCAAGAAAATAAATTGTCTCTCTTGCATGGTCATAATAGAGCCGCGCAAATGCATAAGGATCTGGGAACCATCCCCAGTCAACACCCTGATAGATTCTATCAAAGTGACTAATTTCTTCGTCCGTGATAGTTCTTTCTTCGATATATTCAAAGATATTTCCACCATTTCCGTTGGCGTGCCCTAAATACTCGTTGTCATAAGCGTCTGGATTTACTTCTTTTAGATGTTCAGCATCTGCAAGGAATATATCTCCGAGCCATTCCTGTTCAATGTCAAGATCAAGATATGTGCTATGCACAACCAGCGCGCTATCATCTTTTTCTTCTGCTTCTGCCGTATATTCGTTTGCCCAGTTATTCTTACTCCTCGGCGGGTTGAATGATTTAAACTTATACGCTTCATTACCGCCACGAATTGCAGACTGTTGAATATTTCGTATCTCTTCCGGACCCGCGAACTGGTCAAGCTCCTCGAACCAGACGATTCCGATATAACCAAACTCCGGCTTGATGGACTTAATCTTTAATGGATCGTCAGCACCACGAAAGTAAATCTTCTGTCCAGTAGGCTTATACGTAATCTCCATAGGAGACACCTTGCATATAAATTCCTCATTTAGATCCAATTTATCAATAGCCCATTTCATCTGAGCGTAAACAGAATCTTTGATAGTGTTTCCGACTTTTCGCAGAATCAGAGCGTGCATGTTCGGATTATTCTTCAGCAGTTCCGATATGATCAGAGATATAGTTGAGGACTTCATGGAGCCACGTCCACCAGGGAGAATATACTCGCTATGTTTCTTTTTCCGGATATCTCTAATCATTTTATGAAATATGTCCGGGACAATATCCAGATCAATATGATATTCACTTTGTAATCTGGCTTTTTCTTCTGCTTTCCGCTGCTCTTCTCTGGCTTCTTTTATAGCAAGCGTTTTTTCCAGATCATTCATAGATTTCAGCTGATCGGAGAAGTCCGGAGCAAATCCGAATGAATCAGTCAGCTCACCTCTTGCGATCATGGAACGACGTTGCTGAATTTCTGCCAGAGACATGATATCGGTACATTTTTGTTTCTCGATTTTAGCCTGCTTTTCGGCTATATAAGATAAAACCTTATCATTTCTTATCGATCTATAGCCTTCCACTTCATAATTTTTATATCCAGCTTTCCTTGCGGCATCAGATGCATTCCCGCCATTTTTTATATATTCATCTGCAAACGCTTTCTGTTTAGGCGTTAAGTCCATCTAATCACCTCTGTCTATCCTCATTTTCTGACCGCCTCCCATATTTCTTTTAAGCACATGACCGCATCATACTGGGATGCAGTTCGTAATATTTCATAATCACAATCTTTCCATTCACCACGTTTTGTTGGTCTAAACACTGGTGTTGATATGATCGTTACTGTAATTAATCGTTCCTGCTCATGGCTGTAGAATTGTGACGTTCCAATTTTTATAATTAATCCGGTGGATAATATAGCCTTTTGAAGTTTGCGCTGTATTAATTTTAGATTTGCCATATCATCACCTCATAAATTCATAAATAAAAATCCCCTAGCATAGCTATAGTTATATACACTATAATACCACACTAGGGGTTATGTACCTCTACACCACTTTTAGTTTTTATAAATTTTATAATCTTCCGGTCAATTTTGCCAAATGATAGTATTCTGCCATAGTCCTGCGCTTGTACCCATAGAAATCATTTTCAGATACTGGCATATCTCGGAATCGCTCCATTGTGCGGTATCCTATGCAGTTCACTATGCTGTCGTATATCTGTGATTCTATGCCTGGTGCATATTTGATTGACACTTGCAGAAGATTGTACTTGTCATTCTCGTCAAGGTGTCTGAAATGACTTTGAAGCGCCGGTATATCATCCGGCGGCACTCCATAATCAGTTAGTGTAGCTTTTCTAAGATTCATTTATTTCACCCCTCCCAATCTAATCTCTGTCCGCACTTATTGCAATAAAAATCCGATTTACAAAGTCTCTCTCTATTGCAAACTGGACAATTGCCCTTTGTCGTATAGTATCTGCCTGAAAAATCAAAAATAGATTTTATGTTATTTGGCTTCATTGGGGTCTGCTTTTCTAACGCTTTAACTGCTAATTCTAATGCTTCACGGTACTTAATAATTTCTGGTACATTCGACCAGACCTTTTTAGTTAAGCCAATACGTTCCTGTAAGATTTTAATTGCTTCTTCTGGTTTCATGTTAATCCTCCCATTTATTCACATACTTTAAAATAATCTAAAACTTCACCGTTTTCTTTTTTGCCTTGCATATCTTCTGCCGCTTCTTCAACGGTATTAAATTTACAAGTACATATGTGTCCTTTTGTTAAATTTACAAAAGAATACGTACCATCTAATTTGTTCCTCATAATTGAGACTAATACACTATCCTTTTCTCTAATTACTAGATACACATTATTCATTTTCTAACTCCTCCAACTTCTTCTCAGCATCTTCACGGGTGAGGAATATAGATTCTCCAAAATCACATTCTCTAAAGTATGCCGCAATAAAACTATTCGTTACTTTTGCTTAAATTCTGAATTGTTCTCCAGACGCATAATAAGATACGCTTGATAAAAAAGATTCATATACTTCATATTCCGCATCTCCATCATATTCATCATAACCAAACACATTAATTGGCGATGTTACCACCCAAACCGTGTCTCCAACCTTACACGGCAATCTCACAAGCAAGCCCTGTTCTTCTAAGTCTTCGTAGTTGGCAAGTTTTTCTAATGCCGTTTTTAATCTTTTTCTTTCTTCACTAGTCTGACAATCAAATGAGTACGCATTATAATCGCAACTGTCCCCTTTTATCGCAACAATTTTATTATTGTTTAATCTGCGTGTTAATCTCTCCATCTACTTCACCTCTTTTAACTTCTCCACTGCCAGCTTCGATGTATCTACAAACATCTGCAATCCGCTCAATAAACTCTCTTACTGTCATTTCTTTTGTCCCGAGGAGTTCTGATGCCTCATAGAAAGCAAAGTCTGATCTGACACTTGCCGCATAAGTTATATCATATTTATAAAATTTTAAAATGTCCGGAAAATATTGTGTTTGTAATGGCTCGCAATGGTCTTTTTTATACCAATGGAATTCCTGTTTCTCAGCTTCTTTGAGAAGTATTTCATTTTCTTCTTTTGTTCTAACCAGAACACATGTATTTGTTAAGTCAATCATGCTTTCACCTCTCCTTTCCGCTTGCTTTTGTCGCTTGTTTATTTTTATCGCTTATTTTCCGCGTCTTGACCGCATCTTTCATTATCACGTGTCCTCCCTCCCAATTTTAGTGGCAATTCTTTCAGTGGACACCATTCGGGTCTTCCTGCCAGTTTTTTGAATCCTTCATGGCTTACTTTAGAAATAGTTCTGATTGAATCATTTCTTGTTGCAAGGCATAAATTAAAATTGAAATCTGCCATATGAAATGGGCAAGCAAAACATCCTTTTGGTGTGTTCATGATTAATACTGATTTACTCATCTTCTCCTACCTCTTTTCTGCAAGAATGCTCCGTACTGTGCCGGACTGATAATACTTTTCTTTTCTCTGGTGGACAGTCCATATCCAAGCCTTCCGTTCTTTTGGTTTTCTTCTCTTGTAAACATAGTCGAAATGTCTTTTCCTTTACTCACTCGCTTCACTTCCTCTCAGCATCAGGCTCAAAGTATTATATCCCGGGCAAGTTCTGACTCCGTTCCTGGTATCTCTTAATAATGCACAATAAGGATATAATGCCATGACCTCATAGATGTGTTCTGTGGCATCTTCGCCACGCTGGTCGATGTACTTGAAGCACTTTCCCGGTCTAAGGAAGTACCTTGCACATACATACGCTTTTGTTCCAAATCTTACGCTTGCGCTACTCATTTGTGTTCCTCCAATCCTAAATCAAATAATGTTAATTGTGATCTGAACTCGTTCAACCGTTTTTGGGCTGAATCGTAATAATCTTTATTGATTTCATAGCCGACATATTCCAGACCGTATTCCTCATATGCAATCAGTGAGCTTGCACTCCCCACATGGGTATCAAGAATCTTCATTCCTTTCTGCAGATATTTCTGACAAATCCACCTGTATAGATTTACCGGCTTCTGCGTTGGATGAATTCTCTTTTCATTTAATTTCTTGTTTCCTTGTTGAATGGTTCCTTCGGCAATTGATTTTCCCTGAAACATTCCTCTCCACATGTATCTGAATATATCTACTCTTCTTGTTAGACTGTTAAACGCAATCTCTGCATCAGACTGGTCGGAACCATCATTGCATTTATCCCATATAATCATCCCGCCAGCCATTGGATAATCAAAATAATTTGCTCCCCATATAATTTGATTTTTAGAAACTCTGAACAATTGTTTAAAATATTCAGGTTCAGGAGGCGAATTGTCCCATCCAAAATTTTTATATCCTCCGTCTGGAACGTATATAGAACTTCCATTTTTCTGCTTTACATATTTACTTCGATTCTTTCCTCCATGCTCTTTTATTCCATATGGAGGGTCTACTATGGCAATATCAAAGTAATCGTCCGGAAATTCCGGTAAATATTTCATGCAGTCACCATGTATAAACTCTCTCATTTTACACTTCCTTGTAATAATTCTTTATTGTCGAAAATGTTTCCAATAACTTCAATTTCATCGCAACATAGTAAATATTCAAAATTCGATCCGTAATTTTCTTCACCATTGGTCGCTTTAAAATCTAATTCAGAGTTATCCCAAACTATCTGATAAATATGTTCTTTCCCATCATAAACAAGTCAAACAACATCGCTCTCCCAGATCCTCTTACCGTTCTTGTCAGTCTCCCCCGTGAACTGGCAGAGGGTTTCTGGATCGACTTCAAGCCACCTAATTACAGGAGTACAAAAAACCTTAAATATATCATCAACGCCAATGGATATATCAATTCCAATGAATGTCTTGCCATTGCGTTCCGCGTAACATCCCTCAACCCATTCTCCATTATCAATCCGCTTTCCCTTGAAAAGAATTTCTCTCATTCAACTCCACCACCTTTTACAATTTCGATTGCTAAAGCTATCGTCTGTTCTTTTTCAATGTATTTCAGCCTTTGCGTGCTGTCATTAGTTCCCAAACATAGTTTAAATGCTCTCTTCTTTTCTTCTTCTAACCGCTCCACAACCTTATCTACATCAAAAACTGTCGGCTGTTCGTCAATAACTGCACCTATTGCAAAATCCATATCCGAATTTCCAAGAGAGTCAATTATTTTGTCTGCATCAATTAAACGCATTTATTCATCCTCCCACATTCCCAACAACCGCATCCTCTCATACAGTACAGCGACGGTCTTGCGTCTGTATCCGTAAAAGTCCTTCGGATTCATCGGGATATATCTTTCTCTGCTGATTTTCCTGTAACTTTTCCGGTGCAAGATATTCTCAATAACCATATCTGCTATCACCGTGTTTTTCGGGCAAGCTGACAAGGCGGCACTGGAAAGCAGGTATCCGTACTCTGCCGGAAAGTCTTTCAGCATCGCATTCAGTTTTTCAATGTCTTCTGCCGGAATACCGTAGTCTTTCAGCTTTTTGTTCCTTGTCAGCATACCGTTCTCCTTTCTAATCGTCTGGGTGGTGCTTGTCGTACATGATCGCCACACATACAAGACCAGCCACTCCGAATATGGTTCCAAGGGTGAATCCTAATAAGAATGTAATCATACAACCACCTCACTGTCCTCTGGCATCTGATAATCAATATGTCCATTTACATAGGCTTCCTGAATCATATCCAGTACTTTCATGGCTTTTTCTTTTGTGGAGTATTTTCCTAAAATAAAATATCCTCCACTTCTCTGTGCATCCTGCCAACTCCAACATATAACATTCAATGAATCTGGGAGTTTTAGATTGACTACAATGTTTTCAAACTTTACCAGTGCTGTTTTATCCTGACTTCTGATTAACATTTTGTGTCCTCCTTACCCGCATACATTTTTAACTGCTTCATCTTTTTAATAAACAGTTTCATTTCATATCCTGTAAGACCAACACAAGTATTTCCAATTCCTTCATCATCTCCTAAATCTGGATCATATGACTGTAAAATATGTCTACCAGATTTTTTGTGTACAATAGCAACTTTTTGTGTAAAATTATATTCCTTATCTTTTCTTTTATATACACACCCATACTTATCTTCTTTTTCTTTTGTAAATCCAATTTTTGCTAATTTCTCATCTACTGTTTTAAATAATTTCATTTTGTGTCCTCCTAATATCTATCAAATTCAATTTTGCCGTCTGCGCAGAATCTGTAAGCATCTTCTCTGATTTTCTTAGCTTCACGCATGACAACTTCTTTCGCCTTTCTGACAGCTTCCTCAAAATCCTCTGTTCCAAGATTGTAGTTGTAAATACCCAATGTGTTACAGTTAAGGAACAGCGTATCTCCATAGCCAACGTATTTGTGAATAACGATTTTTAAAGAATTGTATTCCAAGGCGAAAATACTTCCGGTTTTAGGTTCTTCGTTATATTTTGCGTTACTTTTGAATTTCACTTTGCGTCCTCCTTTTTCAACATCGGAAATAGCCATCCGGTCTTTTCGTTCGATGCAATCCAATCGAATTTTAGCTCTGATAATTGATACTCTTTATTGCATCTTTCACAGGTGAATCCTTTCACTTTACTGTATTGTCCTATAATTCCACCGCATCCACATCTACAGTATTTATAATCCATTTTCATCCTCACTTTCCCCATGTAAGCAACTGGCACGCTATTGTGCAGTCCTCCATGATTTCTGTATTTATTTACGTATCAATTCACCATGCTAATCTTGATATGGCCTCGGTTTACCGAGGATTCGTTATTTCTTTCTGTATTTGCCTAAAATTTTCATTATCTTTTCTACGTAATCAGCCATCTCGAGAATATCTTCGTCATCCATCCGTTTCAGCCCATATTTGTTTTCAAACTGGTTAAGTTCAAACTCCATATCTTTTACCAGAACAAACTTTTCCGCAAGTTCATTTTCTTTTCTGGCATTTTCATCGTATTCGTAAAACTTTTCGCCTTTTCCATGTTCTTCATATATATCTGTTTCGATCTTGGTTCTTTTTGGAGTAATTCTTGTAATCTTAACCGGAATAATTTTTCTATGTCGGAACGTCGATAACCACCCGCAATTCACCGTTCTGGCAATTCCAACGGTATCTCCTACCTTTAAATCGTCTCTGCTGATTTCTTTTAATTTAATTTTCATTTCTCGTCCTACTTTCATTTAGTCAAATGCTACCTGTCCGTTATTCTGCATATAAATCATCGGCGCAGCTTTACGCTCCATATCTCTTGATTAACTCCTTATAATCATCACAAATCCGAATGTGATGCTTCTTTTCCAAATCATCAACCATTTCAGACAATGATGTTTTTCCAGAATTAATATCATTGATGTAGTTATTAATTCTTTTTACGGATTTCATGTAACGTTTCCATCCCCATCCGTGCAATTCGTGCATTACATAAAACAAAATCACAAAATTCAGCACGTCAGACCAGTTCTTTCCATCCTCGAACCCATCATCAAAGGCTTTCAGCTCCATCTCTTTTAACTCTTTCTGGCAGTTCTGGATAGACTGCGCAAATATATGAGCCTGCTGATTCGTATACGGAATGAATGCTTTCTTTTTCTGCTTGATTTTTAACTTTCCCATCCGGCTGCCCTCCTTATTTTGCCTGCCAGAGCATCAAATTCCATCAACATCCTTCGATCATTCTTGTTTGAGTATGCGATTGTTTGCTGTCCCTCATATATGGCCGCATATCTTCCGTTAATGTCATATGCCCCGCTGATTGCCTGCGATATCTGGCTTCTTGTCTTTCCTGTCAATTCCGATATTTCAGCAAGCGTCAGCTCCCCGATGTACTTTGAACCGTCATATACGTCATACAGTTTCATGTTTCTTTCTCCTTTTAACTGAGCTTCATTACTCTATGGCTTAAAATATGAGTCGCTTTTCCTACGCTACATTCATCACGCCCATAATAACTTTTATAAAATTTTGTTATGAATCCGGTCTGTAATCGGGAATCTGAGTTTTTGCCGTGAATATATACAACCTCGTCACCAATGTTTAACTTGTTTCCTTTGCAATCAATCATTTGATACTCCTTTCAAAATGAACATAAATTCAAATCAACATCCAGTCTTGGTCTTGCGATCTGCACCAGAACATCATCTTCAGCAACGCCCTATATCTCTTTCTGCATCACTTTCCTCTGTTTAGAATCTAACAGCTTATTAAAAGCAACTAGACAATTCTTGATAAACTGTTTATCATTATCATCAGGACACATTTCCGCATACTCTCCAAGCTCTATCAGACGATCAGTAGCCTGCTTGGAATATTCATCTGTAAGTTCGGCTGAATAGAAATCTTTTATAGCTTTCCAAAATTCAGTCATAAATTTTTGAATATACGGAATATCCTTTGCTTCTACTTTTATTTTTATCATCTCCTTTGAATATTGTATACAATGTACTGTATACGCTCTATTTAATTTTATTTTATAAATATAATATATTTATATTATTTTAATATAAGTAACCTTTGTTAACCGTAAAGTAACCGTACTAATTCGTGTAAACCATTGATTTTACAGGTAGGTAACCGAGTAACCGAGTAACCCTGACTTTCTCATATAGGGAAACTTTTATACTCAATATGTGCATATAAATACTCAAATATATATATACAGAATCAAAGGTTACTTAGGTTACCCGGTTACCTTTTGAACGAATTGTTTGTTAATCAAACACAATATCGTCTGTAATCTCAAAATCATCATTACAATTAACAAATCCTTTTGGAATTTCATCTACAATTTTCAAAAACACACATTTGGTGACAATTCCGTCAAGTTTTTTTGCTTTGGTCGGATATCCTCTGCTGTCGGTTTCCACAAGTCCTTTCTTGACAGCCCATGACAAAAATGCTTTTCTGGAGAATCTTCCGATTTTGCATAAATCATCAAACGCTGCGCTATAGATTATTGCAGTTGACGTTTTTTCTACCGGATCATTGTCGATAATTCCCCATCTTTCTGTCTTGATATCTGGGTTATCATCAAATTTAATTCCGTTCATGGCAATCTTATCAAGCACGAACCAGTAAGCGCGTTCGTTTTCAGATACCATTTCTTTCTCTGTCAGAAGATTCTTAGCCGTCTCAATGTCAATGTACTGGCCATCATGGAACAGCTGATCTGTTGCGATTTTATCTGCTGTCAGGATAATGCTCATTGATATACTCTGTTTCTGCATTTTATCATCATCCTGTATAAGGCTCTGAAAATGCTTCTGCATGGCTTTTATATCATCAATGGACATTTCCTTGACTGCGTTCACAAAATCGATTCCTGCGTATCCGTAGTTCTTTTTAAGAGTATCTGCGGTAAGCTGTGGATCATCAAATATCTTTTCGGAACACTCAACCTCAATAATTCGGTTAATTGCTCCGCCTTGGCTGACATATCCTGCAAGTGGACGCTCACCATTGGTCAGAACGCAGTTCTGCCAGCGGTTCTCCCGGTTCACTCCCAGTTCCTTGTTGGAGCGGCTCTTTCCTTTTCCTGAGCATAAATCGTATACAATCCCTTCAAAGTTATCCCTAATCTTGGCAGATACCTTGGAAGTATCGTCCAGAATTAGCGGTAAGTTGTTGAGCATATCGGATTTTGCTTCCAGGGCCACATCGGTTGTTTTAAAGTCTCCTATGTACCTAGATTCACCTGGATTCGCCCAGACAGAAGCCCCCAACATAAGCGTTACAGTCTTACCGCCCTCGGTTTCGCCCCATAAGTCCACAAAGAATGGAAGAGCACCGACCAGTTTAATTAGAATGCTTGCAAAACTTGCAGCCAACATGATTTTTGGTTCGATTCTTCCAGTAGCACGAACCTTTTTTACATGTTCATACCACTCTACTCTGCTGCCACCTACACTGATACTTTCGTATAACTGCCGAAATCTCATATCGCCATCAAATACGATATCCTTGTCGTAAGGCAGGAAATAATCTCGAATCCACCCGATTTTACTAGAGGAATATTGGATGTTGATATAATCATCATTGGCATTTTCTACGTCTGACAGATACCGGACCAGATACTTCGCATTTTCCGAAGTGACTGAAATTCCCAACGCTGACAGCCCTACGATTTTAGTCGCGGATGTAATCATTGTCTTTGGAACGATAATTTCAGACCATTTACCGTTTCGCTTATATGCAAGCTTAATCTGCTCTTCTCCAGTCTCCAGATTCTTCATTCGTTCGATTGGAAGAATAGGGTGATAACAAGCTATAATATCCGGTGATCCTGGATTTGTATTTGAAATCCTGATTCCCTCATCATCTGCCATCCAGTTAAGACATTTCATGCGGTCATATTCGCAATCAGAGAAATTTGTCCATTGATTTAATGCGGATACAGGTTTCTCTTGCTTTTCTTTCTCAAGGATCTGCTTATGTACTTTTGTGTAGACTTTTAACAGATCCTCAAATTTCTTCTTTACTCCAAGCTCTTTCGCTCTGTCCAGAAGAGTCAATGTCAAACGTGCCTTGTAAATTTCATCTTCTTGCTTGAATATCTCATTAAACACTTCTTCTTCCAGAATTGATTCTGATGTGAGCTTGTTAATCTGTTCCATTTTCTTTAATCACCTTCTTCCAATCCTGTTATGAATCCATGCTTATATAATGCAAGCTGTAATTTGTTCCATGCTTCACACCAGCCATCTGATAATGGCTTTACTCTGCCAAGAATAGACCTGTAAAAGTCAATATCGGACAAACATTCCTGCAATTCTTCATTTTTCTTCCGCTCTGCCTTCTCTCTCATTTCTTTTTGCTTCTGAGCGTGATATATTGCCATTCTGGACGAAAAATCAGGTTTATGGTATGTTCCACCAAGAATCTGAAAGGCTGTCTTAAAATCGCAATTATCCATGCTCTGAACGAATGTAAATATGTCTCCTGTCGCGCCACATCCGAAGCAATAATAGCTGTCTTTGTAAATTTTCATTGAAGCAGTACGGTCACCGGAATGAAATGGGCAGCTGATAAAGCCAGCTCTGTTCGGAATCATTCCGTATCTGGAAAGAACATCTCTCATACTGTTCTGCTGTTTAATCGTTTCTTTGTCCATCCGACAGAATCTCCATTATTCGTTTTCCAGTATTTTTTTTGTCACAAAATAGGAACTCAACGCCATATTTTCTCTGCATTGTGCATAGAATTTTGTACAACGTATCGCCGTGCATAACTTTCTGTTCTTGCTCAATCCAGATACCATTTTTCTTAACCCGCTTCTTCGCCCTGGGATTCTCCCACCAGAGAACATCGTCCAGCTTTTCGATTCCTTTCCCGTGTTCGCATAAGAAGACAAGTTTTATTCCTGCTTCGTTTGCCCGGATAATCTCAGCGCGGAATCTTTCGTGCTGCTGGCACACATTTCCGCATAACTCTGCAAGGTTCTGTTTTCTATCAACTACCAAACGCGGGTTATCATAATTCATGTAATCACCCACATACAGCTTTGACACGAACCATTTTTCCCCTGCCTCGTCAAATGCCTTTTTAATGCCATCAATAACTTTCTGATGTTCCCTGCTATCAATCTGTATCAATTAAATGGCAACTCCTCGTCGATACCATCAGGAATGCTCATAAAGCCGTCCGGGTCGGCTTCTGGATTCGGTGTAGGCGATGCTGTCTGTACCTGTGAAGAACCTTTGCTTTCGCCGAATTCGATTTCCTCGACAACAATATCTGTTGTATATACCTTCACGCCGTCTTTATTCGTATAGGATCCTGTCTGGATTCTCCCGGATAAATCCGCTTTCATTCCTTTAGAAAAATATTTCTCGATAAATTCTGCCGACTTTCCGAAAGCGATGCAATTCAAAAAATCTGCTTTCTGATCGGAACCCTCTTTCGCGAATCTTCTATTTACCGCAATAGAAAACCTTGCAATAGATGTCCCATCATTGGTGTACTTTATTTCTGGATCACGCGTAAATCTTCCTGTAAGAATTACTTTATTCATGCTGCTACTCCTTTTCTGTATGTTGTTTGTCATAGTCAATCAACATCTTCAGACATTTCTGACCTTTTTCCTTGGTAAGAGACTTAATATCGATTACTTTAAATCGAGTCTTGATCTGTTCCAAAAGCTTAGCTTCCGGGTACTTATCAATGATATTTTTGATTGACATAGTAGTCTCGGAACTAATCATCTCGGTTTCTTTTACCGATTCCGCTTTTCTGCCGGACGTTTTTTCTTTCTCTCCTGTATTAGTAGAATCACTATCTTTGTTATCATCAATACAGAACAGCCCATTCAAAGCGTATTTTCTGGCATAAGATGAAGCTGCACCTGTCACCTGTGAAGAATCCATGCCTTTCTTAGACTCTTCTTCCCTTGCATAAGCAACGGTTGTAATCTCGCCGGTATCTTCACAGTCGTTCAGATGAGCTTCTGCCCTGACGTATATTCTATCCCCGACAACTTCTATCCGATCTGTGACGCTTAACACAGTCTTTGTTTCTGCCAGAAGCGGTTTTACAGCCTCCAGAATATCCTCACAGCTCCTGTATTTGTATTTCCCGAAGGAATTGTACTGTCCTTTAGGGGCTTTCAGCTTTGACTGAATAATGCCTAACTTCTCATATATATTCACTTCTATTCCTCCTTGTCATAAACCACGTGCTTACTGCTTTCAATAATCAGCAAACTTGCGATATCTTTCATTGATAAGGTTGATTCGTTATAAATTTCAACCAGTGCGTTATATGCGCCTGTTGAAACTTTCACGACAGGGTTATCCTTATCAGTTGCCGGTTGTTTCTTTCTCGCCGGAATACGGATTTCAAAATCACTCATAGCGCTCTCCTACTTAATCTGAATATTCTGAGAAGCTTTTAGTGAAATTCCCGGAAATTCTTTTCCGGCTTTCAATGCAGCTTTCAATCCGATTTTGTCAAGTGTAGGCTCTGCATATTTAAGGAACTCCTCAGGAACAGTTGCATTCGCTGAAATATCTACAGAAACACTTTTTCTGTAAGAAATTGATACCTTTGCAGTCTTAAATTTCTCACCATCCAGATATTTTGAAAGAAATTCTTTTAATGAAGCTGCTTTGTTCTCAGCAACTTTTTGACGTGCTGCAAGGTTATCTTTTTCTTCTTTTAAGGCTTTTGCATCTGACAGAAGATTTTTAATCCAACAACCGATGCCCTCAATCTTCTGATCTCTTTCTATCTGAAGAGCAGAAAGCCTCTCAACATCAATGATTTCTCCTGTTTCCATGTCTACACAATCCATAATTGCGTTATCAATTTCGTACAATTTCATTATCTTTTCTCCTCTCTTTTAAAGAAACAATACAATGTATCCGTCTCATGACATTCGATATGATCCAGAGACATATCACAGTTTTCATAATCCAAAATGTGATCCCCTATGGACTGAAGCTCTCTGAGCAATTCGTTAATGCATTCTGCTATCTCCAGACTGGGAAGAAGTTTCATAATTGCTATCTGTTTACTCATTTGGACACTTCCCATCTATCAGAAGTTCCAGCAAGAATGCTTTGATTTTATTGAGCTTTTCACGACTTTCTTTCTCGAAAAATGGATCAAGAGATACATTCTGATATAAATCCCATTTAAATTTGCCTTCGGGAAGACAAACATTGTCTTTTCTTTTAACCCCCCTTACGTTCAGACCATAATTTGAATATTCAAATGTAATACTAGCTGTCGGAACTTCATTCACAACTCTTTTACAAAGTTCATAAATTTCGTCAATTTCTTTCTCGAACATTTCCTTATCCTCCTTATTTCCTACTGCCAGTCTGCTTTCATCTGGCGAACCGCCCATGCTGCCGAGATGCCAAAAAAGATGTTCAGCCAAATAGGTATGTCCACATATTTCCCGGCAAGCATACAAACAGCAATCAGTGTATACTCTTTCATTTCATTTCTCCCATAATCCATGCAAGGTTGCTGGCTACCAGTGCGGCAGTTGTGACCAACCATGCAATAAACCATTTTCTTACTTTTTTTCTACTTTCTTCGACAATTTCTGTCGCAAGAATGAACTCAAGTTCGTCCCATGTTGGAACATTTTCACATTTATTTGTGTTATTTCTGCTCATATCGTGCTAATTTCTCCTTTTTTGGTATTTACAATTAGCAGATACGAAGTTATAATTAACCTGTACCTACTAAGTGTGGTTTAGTAAGTGCAACGCTCCTGTTGGTGGGGCTTCACCGCCGGGGCACTATCACTTTAATGCTTCTTTTCCTCTCCAGATGTATCCTGTTTCTTCCCAGAGCTTTCTTGGAGAGATAACAAATTCTATTCTGCCAGAACCTTTTCTGTCGTGAATCACTTTATTCCCACGATACGCCGTACCGATAGGCAACCATCCGTATATAATTCCTGCTCTGACAGATGGTGTAGGAATGCCTGTCATTTTGCTCACGTCTGATACTGTCAGGCGTTCGTTTGAAAATTCCGGCATCTGTGGAATGCCTGATATGATTCTTGCAACCTCTGCAGCGAACTGATGAACTTCTGCATTTTCTTTGACGTAAAGGTTTACTTCTTCTGGGGTCATAATTATTCACCACTTTCTTTTTCTTTTACAAAATGCTTTTCCATCAGGTCGGCAATCATAAGGTACTCTTCCGCAATTTTGCCCTCTCTGGTATTTTTTACCTGTTCGCGGAACTCTGGAATTGTTCCTAAGAAACAACCGCAAGATACTCTGATCTGCTTATCTTCGCACTGAAAGAATGTAGTTGTACGGAACTGAGTGCCGAAACCATGAATGGTTGTATAGTCTGCATTGCCGGAGACCTCTGCATTGCCGGAGACCCTTGCATTGCCGTAGACCTCTACATTGCCGTAGACCCATGCATTGCCGGAGACCTCTGCATCGCCGGAGACCCTTGCATTGCCGGAGACCTCTACATTGCCGTAGACCCATGCATTGCCGGAGACCTCTGCATCGCCGGAGACCCTTGCATTGCCGGAGACCCATGCATTGCCGTAGACCCTTGCATTGCCGTAGACCTCTGCATTGCCGTAGACCCATGCATTGCCGTAGACCTCTGCATTGCCGTAGACCCATGCATTGCCGGAGGACTGTTCAAGGTTTTCCTCTTTCTCAATCCACCCACCAGTTTCTCCCTCTTCTACATCTCCAAATGATATAAGCGCCTTGATACGGAAAAGCTTCTTTCCAAAGATGTTGATTTTTGACTCTGCTGTCAGTTCGAATTTTTTCATTGATTGGTTTTCCTCCTTGTATTTTCCTTGATGTAAGCATCAACTTCGCTTATATATTTACTCCTTTCATTATTGCTTCAATTCTTACCACCCTAGCACTAAACGGATTAAAACTGTTGTCACACTTGCTACAATTGCTGGAATCACATATTCCATAATCGGATGGCGTTTCATATTTTTTACCTCCTTACTTTGCTTTTATCTCTTAATACGATTTTTATTCAACCTATTGTATTTCCTTTCCCCTCTACCTATAATGCATTTACAGGCACCGACATGCCGAGTATAACGAAAGGGGAATTATATGGTTGAAACAATTACACGACTGTATCATTGCCACAAGATTCACAAACACGTGACTGTTTATGAAGAGTATGAGGTTTCTGGTAACAGTCGCCGCCTACTGCGGTGCTCATGTCCATATCATCAATACACGGAAATGAAGCCGCACTGTGATGGGTATAATGACCATGGTTTTCAATGTGGTTATGCAAAAAATCAATAACCAGGCTCACTAACTCATCTGGTCGCTCACTTGGCGATAGGTAACAGTAAAGCCGTAGGTCACATTTGCAACAGTCTCCACCAGATTCTTTGCAGTGTTGGCTGACGGCTTTATTAAATTGTAATGCGTCCATTTATGCTCCTTTCTACTCAATACACATTTGAGCATTGCAGTCCCTGATGCACATTACTGTATTAGTGCATGGATGCCAATTTCTGACATATTCCATAGATTCTTCAAATCTCAGCTTAGGGATGTTATTACGGGCATTTACTGCGAAGTAAGTCTTTATATCCCTGTTGCATTCAGCAAATACTTTCTTACCAATTTCCCTGTAAGCATTTGACTCTTTCCCACCAAGGTGAGCAATTACGACACTTGACACTAAGTCTCTAATAGATTCCTGCTGTGCGTAGTCAATAGTCATGGTATTTTCAAGTCTGTTAAGCCGCTCTTCGTGATCTAAGAATCCTGTCGCAATAACCTGTATCTGTTCAACTGTCGTCAGTGGCTTCTGGTATGAGCCTGTCTTTCTGATTATTGGAAGAACTTCATCCATAACCCACGACTCAAATTTCTCTGCTGATGGAAGTTTCGATTTCATAATCAATCGGTACAAATCTCCCTCTGTTATGAAACTCGCTTCCTGATTCCTGCCGAGAGAATCTGTGAGGTGGTGTTTTACCACCCCACGGCAATGCTGTTTAAGTGCATTAACCGTGTCCTTGTAGCCAAGTGCTTTCGCAACGTCAGCTCCAACAAAATACGGTTTCCCGTCAATTTCTATTGTTCGAATTTCTCCGAACTCCCCTGAATTAAAAATCTGTAATTCGTTCATAAGTCTCCTTTCTTGTGATATACTCCCAGTAGAGGGGAGGTGAAAATGTGATTACTAAATTTCAATATAAAATATTGAAAAAGGCTCTGAAAAATCATGGATACAATCCAAGAAAGCAGCGACAAATTGATGCTTGCACTTACCTTTTTCGGAAAAACTGTTTAAGTCGTGCCAGAGATGGAAAACACGAGTATATAATTTCCCAAGAAGGTGAAGTTGCTATAAAAGCTTACTTCCAAGACATTTCCCGTTTTTGGATAACAACGATTTTATCAATTATCGCGTTGATTACTGGTATATTTTCGATTTCTATACAAGCAGAGCCACTATTGAAATTATTAGAGCAATTATTGAAATAACTGCTAAAACGTGTGTGTCGGTAGATAGCGAATCTACATAATGTGTATACATTTGTAATAATTCCTTTACCGAAAATTCAACATCTACCTGCTCACACGGCTCTTTTGGAAAGATACAGTCCACATCTACCGTTCCGCCAAAAGGAATCGGCTCACCAGGTTCTAACTCTCTTTTCTCTGGCATTTTCAAATCGCCTTTTTCTCCTGTCAGAACAGCTTCCTTTATTTTGTTGGTCTGGTCCTGTAAATCCCAGAAACGCTCACTGAGTCTTCTTATGGCTTCATCGGTTTCTTTTTTATATCTGCTCAACTGTTTTCACTTCCTTTCTAGTTAAGATCTTTGTAGATAATTTTGTCTACTTTTTAAAGAAAATTTTTTCTTTTTCAGTAAGAGATGTAATCCCAAGTTCACTACAGAGAATATCTGTTTCCCTGTTCGTAAAATCGGCCTTATTTTTACATTTCATCCTGAAGTATTGCCTTGAAATGCCTAGTTTCTCAGCTAAATATCCATATTTCTTTCCAGAGTCTTTAATTCTCTGTTCAAGCAATGGAGTATCAACCATTCCTGTTCCTCCTTTCTTTTTGTTGATGTTTCTGTCTACATTTAACACTATAACTCGTGTTGATATTTTTGTCAACAATATTTTCAAAAAATGTTGAAATATTTTTTCAACACATGTTATACTCTCATTGTAAGCAGAAAGGAGGTAAACTCCATGAACATAGGAGAAAGAATTAGAAAGTGCCGTGAAAATTTAGACATGACGCAAGAAGAACTGGCATTAAAACTTGGATATAAGTCAAGATCTTCCGTGAATAAGGTTGAAAATTCAAGAGAACTTTCTATAAAGAAAGTGCGTGACTATGCTAAGGCATTAGGCGTATCGCCTGCTTACTTAATGGGATGGACGGAACATAAGCCAGACAATGCAGAATTAGTCGCAGATATCTCAGGAAATCCGCAGCTACTGTCCTGCATTGAAAAACTCACTAATCTTCCAAAAGACGACCAACAGTTAGTTTATGGCTACGTAGATGCTCTCTATTCCAAAAATAAAGCCGGGGATTAATTTCCCCGGTTTTTTAATACTCTGGCAATGAATCTATAGAAGAATTCAAGCAGACTGTCATCATTTATTTTATCTATCATTTCAATAATCTCTTTCTTATAATCCATAAATACCCCTTCCTGTCGCAACTACCGCCTACACTACAGTATATGTTCGGCTGTGGGAAATATAACCGAACATTAGTTCGCTTTTGCTATTATACCACCTATTCCGACTCTTGGCAACTGCCAATGATATACATGAACTCTCACTATTTTATAGAAAAAAACATTTCTTTTTCATTTAAATCACTCTATTTCGTTCTAAATCTTTACAATATGCTCTTAAAATGATAGAATAAAAATACCACGAATAACCGTACTTTACATAATATTGCAAAATCAGCGATGCAAAATGCATAATCCGCATAAAAAGTGCGAAGCGTGGCGAATAAAGCTATTAGGAGGAGCAATTCTATGAGTAAGAAAAAAGGTGGAAAACTCAAATGGGTAGTTTTAGCAGTTGTTGCCATTGGCGTTATCGGTGCCGTTGGTGGAAATTCGGATTCAAACACCACGTCTTCTTCCAGCACATCTGCAAAGACGGAATCTGTAAAAGAAACTGATACACCTACACCAATTGAATACACAGCCGTATCAGTCAATGATATGATGTCTCAGCTTGATGATAACGCACTTGGAGCATCTGATAAATACAAAGGGCAATACTTAGAAATCACTGGTAGACTCGGGAACATTGATTCATCTGGAAAATATATCTCCCTCTATCCTGACGATGAATATGCGATAATCGGCGTTCAGTGCCAGATTAAAAATGATGAGCAGCGTTCGAAAGTCGCATCAATGGCAAAAGGTGATACAGTCACACTAAAGGGAAAATGCACAACTGTCGGAGAAGTTCTCGGATATTCAGTCGATATTGAAGAAATAGAATAAAAATAAAAACCACCCCGGCATTGGCGTACCGAGGTGGCGTTTATACATCTCCGAAGAAATGTAATATTCTGGCAAAACATATTGTATCATCTTCGGAGCAGTCGAGCAAGACAGAAAATTTGTTCGGCTGTTATTTTTATACCTAAAATACAGCTACAGAAAGAGGGAATAAAAATGGCGAAGAAAAGAAAGAAATACCCGAAGCTCCCTAACAGTTTCGGAACAATACGGTGCCTGGGCGGCAACCGTAGGAATCCATTTGCGGTCCATCCTCCGGCAGTACTGGATGAAAAGACCGGAAAGCCCGTCCGACCGCCTGCAATCTGCTATGTAGATGACTGGATTAAAGGATTTACTGTACTGACCGCATACAAGGCAGGAACATATCAGCCAGGGATGGAACGAGACCTTGAGATATCACCTACAACGGACGTAGATACCCTTGTTACTCGTTTGATTGCTGACTACAATACAATCAAGGGTGTCGAGGATAAACACCCGGAAATCAAGAAATTGACGTTTTCAGAGGTATATGAGAAGTTTTACGCATGGAAGTTTCCAGAGGGTTCAAAACTTTCTTATAGCTCAAAGATAGCTTACCAGACTGCTTACTCAAACTGCACGGCTCTGTATAATCGTGTATTCGAGGATTTAAAAGCGCCTGATCTGCAAAAGGTAATTGATGACTGCCCGTTAAAGCGTCAGAGTCTCATGGCAATTCTTACACTGTTCAAGCAGATGTATAAATACGCTGTTTACTCAGAAATTGTAACGGAAAATAAGGCGTTATATGTCCATGTCAATGCTGATAATGACACCGAACATGGAACGCCATTTTCTGATCAGGAGATGCAAGTGCTATGGAATAATACCGACGATCCAGAAGTGCAGCTCATTCTTATTATGTGTTACTCCGGCTGGAGAATCGGTGAGGTGCTAAAACTTACGACCAACTTAGAAGAAAGATACTTCCAAGGTGGTATCAAAACAAAAGCCGGTAAAAACAGAATTGTCCCGATACATCCCGCTATATACCATTTTGTCGAACAGAAAGTGCTGACACAAGATGGAAAACTATGCGTATATACTCAGCAGCATCACAGAAAAGCGCTGTTCTATCCTACACTGGAACGCTTAGAAATCGTCGGTGATCCGAAGCACACGCCGCATGATTGTCGACACACCTTTTCTGCGTTGTGCGAAAAATACGGCGTCCGGGAGAACGACCGGAAGCGAATGCTCGGCCATTCTTTTGGTGGAGATGTTACAAACGCGGTATATGGACACAGGACATTGGAAGAACTCCGTACAGAGATTGAGAAAATAAAAGTCCCATTTGTGACTAACTGTGACTAACGGAATCTTATTTTATCAATTTTATTCATCACAATTCAGAACATAAAAACGCGTGAAACCCTTGTAAAATCAACATTCTCAGCGATTTTACAAGGAGTTCACTCATTTCATTTTCATTATTCTAATTGTATTTAATTAGGACATTAAATTAGAACTATGCAAATGTCAAAAAGTCCTTTAAATACAGTACTTTAGAGGATATTTAATTAGGAAATGATTTTTTTGTTTGTGACTAACGTGTGTCCAACGAACTAATAGGATTTACAAAACGAAATGATACAATATGTTATAAGAAACCTGATTCCCGGGGTACTATCCCCGGGAGCTTTTATTTATGAATTTCTGAAATTCTGGTAAATACGCCCTTCGGGACAAACTCAAATATAAACCCATCATCATTCGGGTACGGGATTCTGACGAAGTACCATTTCAGCCCGGCACTGTCTGTTTCTGTGTATTTCATTACCTCTACAACTGCACCTTTTTTCAGCTTTGGAAACAGTTTAGATGGGCTATTTTTACTTGATTTTGCATAACATTTTGTGTCTTTTTTAATCTGCGCAATGTAGGCTCTTGTGTTCTGTTTTTTGACTGTATCCGAGTCTGAAACTGGCGTTGTATCTTTGACTAAACTGTAGTTTGGAGTGCAGAATTTTGTTCCAGGCATCTGGCTGTTAAGATAGCTCTTTGCACAGACACCGCCGCCATTTGCGATTATACCGGATGCGCCGGAAGTGTTTCCCTCAATGGTATAGAACATGTCTCCAATCACGGCTGTTACTATACCGGTATGAGTAAATGTTCCGTTACGGTAAAAGATTACGATATCACCAATCTTTGGATTAGCATTCTTTGTAAACAGATTGCCAAGTGTCGGACAGTACACATAAGGCCAGTGTTTTAAGAGTTCCTTTGCTTTCTCCTGTCCAAAAGCTTTCATGAAGCACCAACTCACAAAGCCGGCACACCATGGCTGTCCTTGATAAGATGGCTTTACATCTCTCCAATATTTTGTATAGTTATTGGAACCTGCATTTGCTGTCTTGCTGTCAAGCTGGCTATTGCTTGCCTTTTCAAGATATCCAACTTCATTCTTTGCGATCTGGATTAATTTATCAATTGCGTTCATGCCTGTTTCCTCCCTTTCTGGAAAATATGTTTTCAGCGCATCGTAAACAAATTTCTGCCTGTCCTTATATGCTCCCACTTGGTTCCCTGTGTCCGTCTGGCAAGCTGCATAGAGATTGTCCAATGTATATGGTTTCTGAGTCTTTGCTAGAATCCGGGTTACTGCCCCTAGTCCACCTTGGTGCCTAAAGTTCACGCACATAGCTTGCGCTCTAGCATCCGTAACGCCCTGTTTAAGGGCTTCATCTGCATATGTGGCTAATTGTTCATCCATAAGACTATCTTGACATTTAACGCCGATTTTGGATGATATAAGCTGAACGATTAAATTGGCGAACTGGCTGTTTCTGGAAATGTTAAAGCAAGACCAGTCTGCCTCCTGTACCTGCTCCCATAATCCGATATTGTCTAACCGGTCCCATGCTTCCGTATCTGCATCATGAATCCGTTTCAAAAGCGTTTGTGCTTCGGTTGCGTACCACTGTCCGGCACCGATTGTAATTGCGTGTTCTTCAGAAGAATTGGTGTAGGCCTCTGTGAAGTCTGAATAATCCTGCTGTCCGTAAACCTGTCCACCGGTTTCGACTGCGTAAATAATCTTTCTCAGGACGTTCTTTTGTTCAGTTGTCATGTTGCCCGCTCCTTTCGCAAAGATTCTTACCTAATTTTGATTATAACATTTAGCGTTAAGGCATCTCTGTACCAATTTAAAAATCCGACAGGTGATTGCCTGCCGGATAATGCTAAATAACATATTTGTGGTGATTGTATCTGACCGACTCTTGATTAACCTTTTTGCACTGTTCCTTATAAATAAGTAGAGGTTTTACGAAAGTTTTCCATTTTTTAATGAATTAAATGGGAATACGAAGTTGCTTAAATGTCATTCCATCTTTACAAAACTTTCTATTGGCAACAATAAAGTTGTCGTTTTATTGACCACCAATTTTAAGCCTGAAGGATATTTTTCATCTTTATTATGCCATTCGAATTGTATGCGATTTTCCACTCTTGATGAGTTACTATTTTATAATATAGGACATTACTGTTGCAGTCTTACATTGGTCTTCGGATAAATAATTATCATTCCCAAATTTTATTGTAAGAGTGATATTTGTAACTCCATTTCCACTAAAAAAGCATTCTCTTACGTTAGATGTCATTGAAAAACCAAGTAGCTTAGGAACATATCCATTAAGGAAAAATACACACACTCGATTTGCAATATTAATAGCACAAGGATTGCATGTTTGACTGGGATTAATAGAAAATACGGCTGTAACATAACTTTCATCATTATCATATGATATCAAAGATACACTCCCTTTGAATGTCTTACTATTTAATTCATTAATCGCTCCCAGAATCGTTTTGTCGTTCGTCTGAAGCTTCTCGAATACTTTGTCGGCAATTTTTCCAAGTACCCAGTCTGAAAGAGTAGACAGTGAAAGGCGTTTATTTGCCTTCCCTGCCGTATCAAGTGTCATAATCTCATCATTATCAGCTACTGTAGTTTTTATAGTATAATCTGTCCACTTTGGCATAATTGTTTCCTCCTTATACTAAATATTTGTCCCGGATATATTTCTTGACTGCATCAAGATGAGCCTGTACATCGTCATTCATCACAAGGAAATTGCCTTTGTTGTTCTGGCTGACAACTTCTCCTGTTTCCTCGTTTACCTCGGAATAGGTGTAAGCGATACGGCTTCCCTCTCCTGTGCTAAGATTCATAAAACTTGTAAGAATTTTCTTCATTATATTTTCCCCATTTCGTCAATAATGTTTTCCCTGTCATTAAAAAGTTCCTTTTCATAATCTGGTTCTGATACTTTAAGGTTTTCGCCGTAGCCTGGTTCCGGCATGTCTGTATCTATTGCCCTGTCATAAGCCATCTCACTCGCATCGGCAAACCGCATGTGCTCATAGTCAGCTTGCCGCGCTTTAATTTCGAATGCAAATTTAAGTCCCGGAGTGCCTTTAACAATAAAATACGTCTGTTCCTTTTTATCTATCCAACAATCGCCATCTCCTTCCTTTTGCAAGAAAACATAGTATTCAATCCCTACATTGGTAGATTCTTGAAAAATGTCGTCTATGTCTATCAGGCATGTGCCATCTTCCGATATGGATGCTTCTCCAATATCTCCGAATATAGGGGATGCCATTTCGTAGCAATAAAATGCCTGTGTGCCATAGTTTTTTGTTGGAAGAATCCTCTTCTTTGTTCCACGCACACTTAAATCCGCAAGGTCAGTGCCTGTGCCAAGGCTGTAAAAGTGTCCACTGGCTTCTACATGTGTACCTGCTTTAACTTTTTTTGATGTCGAAACACTGTCTGCCGAAACGCTGGTGCCAACCGAGACTGAGCTTGCGTGTACAGTTCCCGTATAAAGATTGATTCCTCTAATTCGTGTTCCATACAATGTGCCGTACCCTGGCACATATACTCCTGTATTCGTCTCTGAATAGATTTCCCCAGCTGAAGCGTCTAGCGTTACTTCTCCATACGTGCCACTTGCTGAAAGCTTTCTATATCCAACTTCCCATCCTGCCAAATACCCTGTGTCAATATACGAGGCATTCAGATACACCTTATTATTATAAAGATATAACCCCTGTGTTTCCCCGTTGTTGGTTAATTTATTAAAAATCTCCAACTGTGTCATTTCACTGGCATCTTTTCCATCCTGTCCGTCTTTGCCTTTTTCCCCGTATACGCCAATCACACAAGGAAGTGTTGTCGTCTTAGCCCCGTTTGTGAAGAAAGTCTCCTCATAATTCCACAGGTATCTATTGTCCTGTGTTGGAATCTGCACGGTTTCTGTCCATCCAGAACTACTTGTTGATACACCAGACGAACTGGACGTAGCGAGATAATGCTGTACAATCTTCGAGATTCCATTTCCAGTATCACCTTGTTTTTGCTTCACAACTACAAATTCTTTCTTTGCGGTCATCCCATTGTAAGTTGCAGTTGCTGTGATTGTGCCACTGTCCACGGACAGTCCAGAGACCGTGTACGTTGCCCCTGACGCAGAACCACTTATTCCGTTTTCCGCAGAGAATGAAATGTTTGACTGCGCGGTTACGTTTTCAGCGCCATATAACACAGTTACCGTAGTTTCGCATGTAGGAAATGTGGTATATTTGCCGGACGAATCTGTTGGGATTCCCTGGAATTCATTTGATAACAGCACATTCAACGTTGCATATTTTGTCGCGATTTCTGTTGCAGTATTGGACGCGGTATCTTTTGCTATTTCAGAGACAGCTTTTCCTTTTAATGAGAACTCTGTCGCAGCGATGTGCACCTTTCCACTATCATCAATATGGAGAGTGATTTGGTTATCACTGTCAATAACCTTAATTCCTTTCGCATTGATAAATTTGCCTGCCAAAACGCCTGCAAGGATGTAATTTGCATTGATATACAGTTTCTTGTCCTGTATATAAATTCCCTGGTCTTCACCGCCGTTCGTCAGCTTATTAAATACTTCATCCTGTCCAAGGCTTGTATCATACTCTTTGACTGCATTATCAATGTCGGTTTTGTCCACATATTTGAAATCAATCCAGTCAGTGTCAGTAAATGTACCATCCGACCGGCTTCTAACCGCTGTTTTAATAGAAGCTTCGCCGTCTGCTTTTGATGTGACCCAGAAATCTCCCATGTTGTACGGCGGTTTAGGTTGTTCGAAATAAACTTATGCCTTTCCCACCCAG